GACATCGTCTGGCGTATTTAAAGTAAACAGCTCCGGAGACAGATCACTTCGGAAGAGTAGTCCACTATGAACCTGAAATTGTTGAATCAGGGTTGGCCAAATCTGGCCATCTCCGATTAACTTTCTCACCATAGTGTGCATACAGTTCATACCAATTTTGGTGAAGAACATGGGACTCAGATAGACTGTGACGTCTGTTCATATCTTTTAAGATATCGGACAGATATGTTGCTCGAAGTTTAGTCTCTGCTTTTGTAAGCGGAAACTCAACTATTGACAACATTGGATTCTTGTCGATTCGGTATTTTAAAATAGCGAGATCTTCAAGATATCCAGGCTCAGCTAGCCGAGGTAAGCCTTCATAGAAGGCGTCCATTTTCTCCCAAAACTTAATAGGGACAAGTATGGCTTCTCTAAAGTAAACCCAGAATCCTGGGTTAACAAAGATCATCAGGGTTTCTAGAACCCTGAATAACGGCACACGCATAACCGACACAGTGGCTAATGCTTGTAAAAGCGTAGCCATCGGCATGTGTGCATTCTTTAGACTTTCCCGACCGCGTCGCATCTCAACGTTTCCAATGGAATCGCTGATATGCGTCACTAGTAAGGAGGCGACTTGGGGCAGTCCAGAAACCCATTCGAGCAGCATGCTGCCGAATTGGGCTGGAAGAACCTGTCCTTTGCCGCCTGGTCCAAAGAATTGCCATAAAACTAGGTTAACGAATTTCGAAAGGTCACGTCTTGCGACTAAACCTGACGGAACTCGTTTAACTAGATCTAGAAGATCTCCTGTCGAGACTACAGCGGTTCCTATTGATGCCTTAATTAAGGCAGGAAACATGTATCCAGATCTGCAGGCAGCAAGTATTGCTCCGGCTCCAACCGGCGTGAAATTCACATCAGGTCCTCTAAGTCTCTTAGCGAATTCTGTAAATCTATACGATATTACAGATTTCCCTAAAGAGATAGATAACCCTAGCGATTTCATTATGGCCACATACTCAGATCCGACAAGATCGTTATTCACAATCATATCATCTCCGAGCACGGCATAATTTGCCGTTTGGAAACTCACTCCAGCTTGTTTATATGCTGCAAATACTATCACATGATGAGTAAGTGCTAACATAGCCCAAGAGGAGTATGCCCCCATCGGTTGGCCAACTGCATACCGAACCATAGAAGGTTCTGTTTCGTCTGTGAATGGTGCAAACCACTCAAAGTCTAACAGTTCCCTCCATGTTTGTCCATCAACCCCAAGAGCATTTAAAATGTCTACTTGAAGGTCGATAGGCAATCGGTCTGTAGCTGCGCTTAGATCATAACCAGACAGTTTCTGAGTTTTATCCATTTTGGATATCACCCTAGAAAATGCTGCGTCCTGATCAAACGTTCCATCCGCGGGAATGAGTTTAAGAGCTTTAAACAAGCTATCATGAAGACCGTGAAAGGCACTCTGTAGCCACCAATTGGTTGAAGCAACAACTCGAGCTTTACCCGCCTGATCATAGACTACACCTAGTTTTCCTAGGTATAGTTGATCATGAACAAGACCTCTGGAGTTATGTTGTTCTACACGCCAGAAGGAGAATAATCTACCAACCGTACTTGTGTACGAGTAATAGATCATCGGGTAGCGAGCAATCAAGCTCACAAACCGACTTTCCCCTTTAAGTATGTAAAACCAAAGAATGTAGGGAACACCGAAGAATAAATTCAACAGTGCAAACCACATTGCATAACCCGGAGACCCTTGGTCAATTATCCACAAAATCAGTTTGACCCCTTTTAAGGGTTCATGCATAAACGCTAAAGCGTCTATTGCAGCTGACCATGTAGATAATGGCGCGTTCGGCCCAGCTTTTGCTGAAAGATGAGGATGAAATCTACCCACTTTTACAAGTGACTGGATATCTCCCCAATCTTTCTCAACCTCTTGGTACTTCATTGTACCTGTCGCGAAGTCGAATCTTCCTTTTCCTTTCGTTTTCTCTTTGGTTAACTGGATAAGGGCTTCTTTAATAGTATCTTTAGGGAGAGTTCTAAACTCCCCAGAGAACGGAGCAATTATGGTGCTAACAGTTGGCTTTACCGATGTTTTTAAAACACGGAAAATCCCAACAAGAGTAAGCACGGATACAATTCTTTTAGTGTGATAGGGAAGTG